AACAGGAACGTTGAGGAAGAATGAATAAGCGAGGGGCGATATGCCACTAGGATTCAGGCGGCGGGGAACGGGGAAGGCGGAGCGGCCGGGGCGGATGCCGGTGTGGGACAGCGGGGCGGCAACGGCGGCGATGTGGGGTGAGCTGAGCGAGCCGACGCTCTATTCGGCGCAGGCCGAGCGCTACAGCCGGAGCGACCTGGTGTATATGTGCGTGAACCGGGTGGCGCAGATGGCGGCGATGAACGCGCACCGCCTGCAACTCTTCAACCCCGACAGTCCGCGCGACGACGAGACGGGCATTCCCACCGAGCGCATTACGGATCATCCATTCCTGAAACTGTGGTCACAGCCGAACGCTTGGGACTCGCAGTTTGAGTTCACCGAGGGCACGGCGGTGACGTTGCAATTGGCGGGTAACTCCTATTGGCACATTGACGATGGCGAGCCGGCGCGGATGGAGGGCAGCAAGAAGTGGGTGTATTTGGAGAACGAGCCGCTGGCCTTGTGGGGGATGCGGCCCGACCGGGTGTGGATCGAGGCCGACAAGCAGAAGTACATCTCGGCCTATCGCTACGAAGTGGCGGGCGAAAACATCTACGTCAGCCCGCGCGCGGTGCGGCACCACAAATATTTCCACCCTCTGCGGGACATGGAGGGCATGTCACCATTGGAGGCGGCCAACTTCGCCAGCGCCTCGGACATCGCGTCCCAGAAGAGCAACTATTACCTGTTTCGCAATGGTCTACGGCTGTCGGCGGTGGTGGAGAGTGACCGCGAGACGATTGATCCACAACAAATGCAGTTGATGGAGAAGATGTTTTTGGAGCGCTACACAGGTTCGCCGGAGAAGGCGTATCAGGTGGCGTTTCTGTGGAGCGCCTTCAAACTGCGAGAATTGGGCATGAACATGCGCGACGCCGAGTTCATCGAAGGATCGAAGATGAATAGAATGCGTATCTTTGGCGTGTTCGGTGTTCATCCGGCGGTGGTGCTGGCCGAGGATGTGAATCTAGCCAATGCCAACGTCGGCGAGTATGTGACGTTGAAATACACGGTGGCGCCACTGCTCACCAGGATCGCGAGCGAGATCACGCCGATGTTGTTGCCGGAGGAGCGCAACGGGCTTGGCCTGTGGAAGGACGCGCCGGCGGCGGAGGCGCATTTTGTGGGCGTGGTGCCGCAGGATCGCGAGGGTGAGGCGAAGGTTGCCGATTCCAAGGCCAACGCGACGCAGAAGTTGGTGCAGGCGCTCGGGCCGGAAGAGGGTGTGGCCGAGGCCAAACGGTTGGGTGTGTTGAGCGAGGACGTGGACCCGGCGAAGGTGGTGCCGATGGGTGGTGCCGGGGCTGGGCTGTTGAGTGGCCCTTCGATAGGCTTACGCCCACTTGGCGCAAGCTCAGGGGACGGCTCAGGGAAGGAGACTGGCGCTAAACAGCGCGAGTTTTTTCGTAACTACCCATAACCCCCACTCCCTCCCATCGCCCCTTCGACAAGCTCAGGGTACGAACGCTCAGGGGACGGAGGCTCAGAAGGATGATTGGAAGCGGCCGGCCACGTCGCCGCTTCGCAAGTTGTATGCGAAGTGGGAGGAGAAGGCGCAGCGGGCGCTGATGGCGGAGTGGAAGCGCAAGACGGGAAAGGTCGTTGCGCGGCTGAAGAAGAAGTACGGCGGCAACAAGTCCGGCGCGCCCCCACCCCGCCCTTCGACAGGCTCAGGGCGCTTTGACGCCGTCAAAGACTTTGACGATCCGTTTGACAACGCTTTCTGGGCAGAGTGGGAGGACGACTATGTTGGCGTGTTGACGGACGTGCTGGCTGAGGGGGCGCTGATTGGGGCGCAGGCTGGGCTGGAGGAGGCAGGCATTGCGATTGACTGGAAGCTGGTGAACAAGCGCGCGCGCGACTGGGCCAGGCTGTACGCGGCTGACCTGGTGAGGCGCGATAGCAAGCGCTTCGACAAGAGCCTGACCGGAACCGACATCCAAAATATCCGAAGCGAGTTGGCGAAATGGATTGACAGCCCGGAGACGTTCGCCGACCTGGTGAGGCGCATGACGGGCGTGGTGGAAGACCCGACGCGGGGGGCGCTGATCGCGGCCACGGAGAGCACGCGAACTTATGCGGCGGGGACGACGCTGGGCTGGGAGACGACGGGGTTGATTGATGAGACGGCGATGGATAAGGCGCAGGAATTCTTCCCACAACATCCTGGTTGCAGATGCTGGCCGACTCTACGCCCCGGCCAGGGTGTGTTCTTCCGTACTGCCGAGGATGAGTTGGTGTGCCCGATTTGCCAACCACTGGCGAACACGATCATTGTCGAGGTCTGATGGACTTCAAATTAGATTACACCGACCTGGTGAAGAAGAGCGCCAACATGGCGCAGGCGATTGACATCATCCGTGAGGAGAATCTGCGGGCGATGAACGAGTCGCTGGCGTTCGGCCAGGACTTCGTGGCGAAGTATCCGCCGCCACCCACCGGGGCGCATACGACGTTTGTGAGCGACAAACAACGGCGCTGGTTCTTCTGGGCGCTGAGTACGGGCGTGATCACGGTTCCCTACAAGCGGACGGGGACGCTGGGCAAGAGCTGGACGACGGATGTGCGGCCATCGGGCACGAGCCTGAACGGGGTGCTGGGCAACGTGCGGCCCTACGGGCCATATGTACAGGACGAAGAGGTGCAGGCGCGCATTCACCGGGGTCGCTGGCCGACGGTGCAGGCGCTGATGCGCACGCCGGCGGCAAAGTTCAGGCAATATTTCGAGCAGGCGCGAGACCGGGTGGTGAAGCGGCTGGCCGGAAGCGGGGGCGGGTAGGATGGCAAAGGGTTCGACAGGCTCACCCATCGGCTCAGGGTTGGGCGTGTCACTGCCGGCGATTCAGGTGGCGCGGGCGGTGGACAGGCTGGGGCCGGGAGAGTATATAATTCGACTGGTGAAGCCGCCCCACGTGGGCGACCCGTGGGAGGTGGAGATTGCGCGGGCGGAGACGGTGCAGAGGTTGAAAGTTGGGGGCAGGCCGCAGTAAACTTTTTGGCGCGAGGATCGTCATTATAGGCAGTGGCTATCTTATGACACAGAAAATAACAGCTTTCATCCCGTTCAAAAACGGCGACATTGTTGTTACTCCCGACGCCATGAAATCCGCTTTACTGAAATGGTGTTTGGGTAAGCCGGATGCGAGTTTTCGCATGGAAGAAGATGGGGCTTGGCTAACCGCGCCATTCGCATTGATCAGGGACGCGAATATCGTAGCTACCTTGCCGTCGAAGCGAATCGCATGATGTAGCAAACTTTTTGGCGCGAGAATCGTCATTATAATTAAGCGCAGGCGAAGATGACAAGGTCTAAGGTAGGCGACACACAAGGCCAAAAGCAATACGGAGCGCCCGCCTGCGCCGCATCAGTAGCGAGGGACACTAGCTTTGAATAACATTTCCTTCATTCCCGGCTCCTCCATCACCGACGAACAGATCGAGCGCATGGCGCTGGTGATCCACGACCTGGCGAAGCGCGGCAACTTTGCGGCGATCGGCGTGAGCAAAACTCTGATGCCGGTTTCTTCCATGCACGAGAAGCGGCGCATCATTTTTGGTACATACGCCCACCTATTCGAACTTCTGACGTGCCTGAACATGTCGCTGTCGTCCACGGCGGATGTGGATGAGATGAAGCGGAAACTGGAGAAGCTGGCAAATGACAATCGACCCTCCGGAAGTTGACAAGGAGCTTGTCGCCTTGCTACAGGAAGACGATGATTGATATTGTGCTAGAATAGTAAGTAGATTTGGCGACAAGCGTTTGACCAGCCCACACCCCGGCCCTTCGACACGGTGAGCAAAAGTCGAACCGTCAGGGTGAGGGAGATGACACCAGACAGCCGCGTTCGAGTCGGAAAACCGATTCGGGCGCGGCTGTTTTTGTTTAAGCTAATTTCACAGTAACCGTTCCTTGCGAAAGCTGGCCGGGCCGACTCTCATGACGTGAGAGCGCCCGGCCTTTTTATTTGG